TCAAAAGCTGTCTCTAAAGCTTCTCGTTCCTGCGCTCCACCAGTACCGCCTAAGCGTCCTTGAGCTAACAACCGTGTCTCTAGATCCGTTCTTCTTAAATTTCTATCTTTATCTACTAAAGGCTGTTCTTGTTGATAAAATAGATCAGCAGCTTCAAAAGGGTCCATTTGTGCATATTGCATAGCTTGTCCACCAAACATACCGCTTCTATCTAAAGCTCCTTGGTATATATCTGCTAACTGAGGAGATAAATTAAGAAGAGCAGTACGAGTATCCATATCAAAATCTGCCGTACCACCAAAACCCCCTACACCAAAAGGTGCTCCTGCTGCTATGGTATCTTGTGCGTTTTGTCTTATAGTTTCTGCTTGTAGCTGTGCTGCATTTTGTGCATTTCTAGAATCTGATCTAGAACCTAAAAACCCTAATCCTGCGGTCAATATACTCGGAATTGTTAGTCCGGGTATGCCTAATAAACCAGTTTCTATGCTCATAATATCACCTCGTTTTTCCTTGTTTTGTTAATAATGTTGTAGACACTAAACTTGAAAAATCACCAACCACCTCAGTAATCATTTTTAACCTTACTACTTTACCAGTTCTTGATAACGGTACTTTATACTCAGCAGGTCCTATTTTAGAACTAAATTTAGCTGTTCCGTATAAAGACGTAGATGCTCCGTATAGTGCAAAATCATCATCTGCTGCTAAATTAAACACCTTTCTAAGTGGGTTAATAGAATCATAGTCTACAAAAACCTGTAGTGTAGTGGAACACCCTCTTCCACCTGAGTAATTAAAAATAGCTTGTTTTAATATTTTAGTTATTGTAGGCTCACCAAAGTCTAACCAAGGAGTTGCCCATGCGTAGTTGTATAAGTTATTAGTTGTGCTCCAACATTTTGATCCATCCCATGTTCCTCCTGCTGTGCTACAGGCTCCTGAGCTTCCGTTAGTAGATGTAGTGTCTGTTATAGATACGTCATACCAACCGTCATATAAAGCAATATTAGCAGTTAATCCCAGTATAAGATCACCGCTTACTGTACTTACTCCACAGAGAGGAGCATCTGCAAAATACCATGTAGTAATTTTTGGTATAGTTATTTTATTTGAAGCAGAAAAATCAAATACATAAGCCAGTTTATTTTCTGGAACCATCATTATTAATAAACCTTCTTCTTGATGATACACAGATTTTATTGTAGATAAGTCTGCTGTAGACAAAAAGAAGGATAAGCTATTACGAACAGCTATAGATAAATCAGATACAGGAGCTTTACCGTCTGTCTCTGTAATACGTCCTAAGGACTGTAAGCCCTCATAGCTCATAAAAAGAAGTTCTGCGCCTACATATACTATATTATCCCTACCTGCTAATCCTACGCCCTGTATAAGCTCGTCTAGGGTCATTGTAGCAGGGTTGGATGCACCAGAATAAATAGCTATATTGTTTTTACCAAAAATAACTATCTTATCCATGATAGCACCTAAACCTACAATTTCATCTGATCCCCATACAGTCCTTAAGTCTAGTTTACCAGCAGCACCACTAGCTAATTTTTCACCTATAAGGTTATCTGAGTATAACAAAACACCCGGATCTTCAGTAATACCTCCGTACCACATACGTCCAAAGTTTCCTAAAGCACACGATGGATTAAATGTAGTTACTCCTGAAGGAGCAGCGTAGGCTCCCAAGTCTTCTACATCGTACCAGCTAGTGCCGTCATAATTAATAGGCTTGTGGCCCGACTGTACACCCCAGAACTCATTATTAAAATTGACCCACTGCCAGTTAGAGTTTGAAATAGTCTGTGGAGATCCTGAGAATGTTTGTGCTGTAAGTGTTTCTGGTGTAGTAGATGTATCCCTTTTATAAATATATGCCCCGGATGCTGCGTAGTATTCTGTAGTCCTGTCTGACTTAACAAACTCTCCTATAGATTTAATAGGACTTGCTACAGTTTTAGATACAGCCTTAATACCCTTACGTGGTCCTATGCGTCCTTGGAAATCAAAGACTACATTACTGGACTCAGTAAGCCACTCAGGACCTAGAGTAGCTGCACTTCCTTGAGTATTAAGTCCGGCTTTCCCCATGCCATCTAATCTTGTAGGCCTAAGCGGTTTAACTGGCATACCAAACAGTCTCGTTTAAAGTTCTACTTGTGTCCTTACTTATATAATCTGCAAGTGATTTTTCAAAAGCTACACTAGCTACACCCGGACCTGTGCCTCCGTCTTCGCCTCGCTCAACTAAAGCTAATGCATATGCCCCTAATACTACAGGCTGCTCTGGTACAGTAAGGGTAGTAGTAGCTTCCGTTAAGTCATCCTGAGGTAAAACCATATGTACTTTAATTGTATACGCTGCGTCAGGCGTAGGATAAAAAGATATATCAGTTCCGTTTAATCTGTAAAATAACGGAGTTCCTGTCTGCGTAGTACCTACAAAAGTAAAATTGTAAAAGTCTGCATCTGACATCTGAGGAACTACAAGGTCATTTGAGTCATCTATTACTTGCAGTATTGTAGTACGATTTGTAGCTGAGGGTATAGCATATGTAGCGGTAGATGCACTTGTAGTTACTGTCTGAAGTGATCTTAAGAAACTCCAAGACCACGCATCTTCTACTTTTTGTTTAGCCTCATTAACAAAATCACCTATTAATTGCTGATAATCGTCAACATCAGAATCAACTAAATTACCTATCCAATCTGCTGCTACAGTATCTTCTCTTAACCTTCTTAATACTTTGTTAATAATTGATCTATATGCCATTATAGCTAATCCTCACTTAAAAATAAATCTCTTTCTGCATATCTTCGCCTGAGAAGACCGGGAATTACTTTCTTATTTGCATACTTCCACTTTAAAAACTCATCAGCACAGCCTTGGTAATTCTCCCTGTTTAGTCTCATTCTAGCTGTACTTCGTTGGAAAGCCCCTGAACCTACGTTATATACAAAACTACATATTGCTGAAAACTGATTAGGCGTAACTGGAACTTTAACTAATTTGCTTACTTTATATTCTATTGATCCTAAGTCTCTCTGCATTAATTCCGTAGCCCTACTTTCTGTCACAGGAGGATGGTCTGGTGTTACTCTTTTGTTATCTTCTCCGTATATAGATCCAAAACCTATTGTCCAGATTCCAGCTACGCACTTGTATGGGTCAGAAGAAAATCCTTCAAAGCTCTTTATTAAATCTAACCCTTTATCATTTATTACTTTGACCATTTACTTACTAATCTTTGACCAAACCAGAAAGAAATTATCACGGAAAATATACTTACTATCTCATCTGACCAAAGGTATTTAAAAAGTTCTACACTAATCATATCAAAAGCAGACAGAAAAGTTAACAGAACAAATTCTAAAAAGAAAAAATATGTTATTACTGGACGAACTGTAGCTGACAAATTAACTACCCAAGTGCTTGCTCTTTTAGTTTGCTCATCAGCGTTCTTATGTACTGCTACATTAGCTTCACCTACGCTAGTAATTACAGCTTCATCTCTTCTATCTTGAGATTGTTGAGCCATTATCTTTAGCTCGTGTTCTTTATCCCTAGTATCTTGCTTGGCATCCATATACTGTTTAAATATGGAGGGGCCTGTAGAAGTAACAAAACCTAGTAAACTACCTAAAAGTGAAATCATGTCATACCTTAGTCATACTTTGGAGGGGGAATATACTTATGTGCATTGTTGTGAGAAGATAAATATTCTCCTCTAAAGTTTTCTAAATCGCTTCTTAACCTGTCTAGTCTTATTTGCGCTACGTCATCAGCAGCATGAAGTTTTTCTAATTCTCTGTGTTGCTCTTCAAGTCTTTCTACAGATAAAATTGTAGATATTACTTTTAATCTTGTTCGTATTTCGCTTTCAAAAGCAATGCCTTGGTTCTCTACTTTATCTACATCGTTAGCTATGTTTCCTAATTTCTTAGTAATAGTCTCTCTAAATAAATCAAAATCTTCAGATAAACTTTTAAGTTGTTGCCTAGCAACTGCCATAGCCCCAATTATAGCTACTAAAACACTTCCTATCTGAAGCAGTAATTTGACATCAATACCTGTGTCCATTATGCATTTGGTCTTTTATAAAAGAAAAATTTGCCTGTTGCGATATTTGTACTACTGCTAAAATAAATTTTAACGGCTGTTACAGCTTCATCAGTAGTTCTAAGCCCAATTATATCTTGACTTAGCATTTCTGCTCCCTGTGTTTTACCCCCTCCTTGACCAAAAAATACTGTCTCCGCACCAGTATCAGCAGGGTTTAAAATAGTTACACTAATAGCATAGCTTTCATTTGAGGCTGTTCCCCCACCTTGCCCTAAAAGTCTTACTTGGGAAGCCGAGGTACTAGATTCAGCAGTCTTTGTTGTATTTACAATACCGCCAACAACATAAGCATAACCACTGGTTTGGTAGGTTGGCGTACTTCCTGTACCATATTGTAAATATAAATCTTTGTTATCACTAGCTGGAACAATATCATACGCTTGAACTTGATAATCATACCCAGATGCCATTCCAGTAAATTCTACAGCAGCAGTTCCCGATGCAGTAGCTCCGCTAACAAATTCCCATCCACCACCAGACCCCCAAGTACCATTTCCTTTTAATACAGTGGACGCACTAGCAGTACCAGTAGCACTAATCATTCCTACGTCTAGTTTTGTTGTAGACATTTATATCTCCTACGGCTTTGGATTATCTGATTTTACTTTGTCACAAGCAGCTACATAAGCTTTCATTTTTGAATCATCGCCCTTCTGCTCCCAGTAATAGGCATCTGCAAAATCAACAATGTGAGGGTACAAGTTTCTTCTTGATCTTTGATATTCTGTAGCTTTTTTCTTATCGTCATCTGCTTTAGCCGTTGAGGTATCAGGAGAGATAGTTTTTTTATCCCCATCAATTATCCAGTACCTTGTTCTTTCTTCGCTAGGCTTGTCATCAACAAAACCACCATACTTATCAACATGACTATCAGCATCAGATTTTGAAGCAAAGTCTTGATACTTTGTAACCTTCTTATCGGAATGAGAAACAATCGCTATGTACTTTTCCATATCTACCTCACTACATATAAAGAACAGAAAATACACCCTCATCAAAAGTGTCGTCTGTTCTAAGTTGAATTTGCGTAAGCGATGCCGACAATGCTTTATGCCCTGCTGCAATAAATCTTTCATCGTCCGTTGCAGCGACAGTATGCATTACCCATTCATTGTTTGTCTCATCTTGTAAAGTTAAAACAACGTGGCCTTCTATATGGTGAAGAGTGTGCGTATTTTCTCCAATTATCCACTCAGACCCATTGGCAACACTTTCAACGGCATTTGAACCACCAGCTTTAGTCAAATAACTGTGATACCCTGCTGTTTCCAATCCACCAGAGTCACCAATTTGCATATGCCAATCGCCAGTGCCGTTTGTTCCGACATCATTCATAATTACATAAATTAATTTTGCACCAGATATTCCAGAAATTGTAACGCCACTTCCGCTTGTTGTTGCTGCTTCTGCCGTAAGTGTAAATCCAGCAGCAGGGGTAGCCCAAGCATTATCTCCCCTGAGAAATGTAGAACTAGATGCTGTACCTGTTGCGCTTAACTCTGCTACCCCAACAGCATCATCAGCCATTGCAGCGTTATTTACGCCATTAGTAGCTACAGCAGTGGCAGTATTTACTGTCCCAGATTTAAAGTATTG